TGCGTATTCTTTAGGGTAGCCGCCTAGGTTTACGAGAGGTCAAAATAGGGATTAATTATATAAAAAATAAGTAAAACTCAAGCCAGGCTACCTGTGTAATAACCTGTGTATTATCAAGGAGTTACCTGTGGTGTCAAGGGGTTGACAAAAGGAGACCAAGGCGGCACCTAAGAAAGACACCCGCTAGGGTGGATATAGGTTGACTTTTGAGTTAATTTATGATACAATATAGCTCATCTTGAGTGAGTGCAACATAAGTAACACGTAAGTTAGTCTCTTCTTAAGAGAACTCCTGAAACTTACAAACAATTATGTCCTTCTACTCAGATGTAACATATTATGACAACTTCAGACTTCCCTAGACTACTTAGGGAAACTTTAGAGGCTTCCTTAGACTACTAAGGAAACTTCTTAAGACAACTTTTGAGAACCACTGAGTCAACTTAAGTACTACTTAAGTACTGGCCAGTGGTTTTCTTTGTAGGTTGTCTTCAAGTGATGACCCTTAGGTGACTCTTTGGGTGTCTTAATCTGGCTACCCCCCTAGGAGGGATAATGGCTACTAAGAGTCCAACAGGGAACCCTTTGGGGCGGCCTAAGAAGCAGAAGCAGAAGAATCCAGTGGGGCGTCCTAAGGGCGAAGCCACAATTATGAAGGAGTACCGTCAGCGAATGTTGGCGTCTCCACGGTCTGCTAAGGTCATGGATGCTATCTTTGAGGCAGCTCTTGACCACGACCACAAGAATCAAGCGGCAGCGTGGAAGATCATTGCTGACCGAATACTGCCTGTGTCTGGCTTTGAGAAGGACGCTGGTGGCTCTGGCCGTACCAAGATGGTCGTAGAGATTAAGGATGCAGGAGTTGTGCAACTGTCTACAGAATCGGCCCAACATGAGGATGTCATGGAGGCTGACTTTGAGGAACTAAGGGGCGATCCTAAGGAGATCAAGGATGTAGCCCAGAAGCCAAGAGTTGTCCAACAAGAGTCTACCAAGCCCCAAGTAGTTTTTGTAGACCCTCCTAGTGATGGGCTCAAGCAGCACCCTGTGACTCCTACGGGAGACAGAGGTACTGTTACCGATGACTGAAGAAGTAGCCCTGGAAGTATCCCTAATTCCCTGGCAACGAGAGGTCTGGGAACACCCTGCACGTTTTAAGGTTATTGCCGCTGGGCGACGTTGCGGTAAGTCACGTTTTGCTTGTCTACGTATGCTAGTCAAGGCGCTCTCGGCGGACAGGGGCCACGTATTCTACATTGCGCCTACTCAAGGTCAGGCCCGAGACATTATGTGGTCTATGCTCCAAGAGCTAGGCAAGGCTGTCATTACTAATGCCCACATCAACAATATGCAAGTTACGTTGGTCAACGGCAGCACAATCAGCCTCAAGGGTGCTGATAGGCCAGAAACAATGAAGGGTACAAGTCTAGCAATGGTCGTACTTGACGAGTTTGCTGAGATGAAGCCCATGGTATGGACTGAAGTAATCCGTCCTGCCCTAGCTGACCTCAAGGGAGATGCAATATTCATTGGGACACCTCTGGGGCGTAACCACTTCTGGGATCTTTACCAGGATGCGAGTGACCCTGAGGCAGTTAATTGGGCCGCATGGCACTTCACGTCCTATGACAACCCAATTCTTGACCCTGAGGAGATCAACGAAGCTAAGACAACAATGGGTTCCTTTGCCTTCAGGCAGGAATTCGAGGCTTCCTTTGAAGCACGCGACTCAGCCCTGTTCCAAGAGGAGTGGCTGAAGTTCTCAGACGAATGTCCCGCAGTAGGAGACGTTGTGATGTCTATTGACCCCTGTGGGTTTGACGAAAAGGTCAACACAGGCGGTAAGACTGGTAGGCTTGACGAATGTTGTATCACAATCGCTGTTGTCAATGACGATGGTTGGTACGTGAAGGACATGATCGTAGGCCGCTGGACGCTCAAGGACACCGCAGAACGCATTTTCAAGGCCGTTATCGAGCATAGGCCAATGAGGGTAGGGATTGAGCGTGGAATCGCTCAGCAAGCCATTATGAGCCCCCTAACCGACCTCATGAACGCCCGCAATAGGTGGTTCAACGTCGAACTTCTGACTCACTCGAACCAGAAGAAGACAGATCGTGTCGTATGGGCCCTTCAGGGGCGTATGGAACACGGTAAAATCACATTCAACAAGGGTGACTGGAATGCTCAGTTCATGGATCAGTTGTTTCAGTTCCCCAGCAAGTTGACACATGATGACATGGTAGACTCTCTGGCCTATATTGACCAGTTGGCTGTCAACGTCTACGCTGGCAACATTGAAGAAATTGATGACTGGAGTCCGCTGGACGACCTAACGGGATACTAGGCACAACACGTAGCCTACACGAGGAATACTCTGTATGAAAGAAGAAGTGAGCTTTGGTCTTGATGATGAACTACGTGACCCCATGATGTCTGGGTCTGATTCTGTAGTAAACTACGTTGTGACCAAGATTGATGAGTGGCAGACCCACCTAGAGTCCAATTATCTGGAACAGTGGGCGGAATACAACCGCATCTGGAGGGGCCGATGGGACGCATCTGACAGAACACGTACTGCGGAGCGTTCCCGTATTGTGACTCCTGCTACCCAACAGGCGGTAGAATCCTCTGTTTGTGAGATCGAGGAGGCCACGTTTGGTGAAGGTAAGGCGTTTGACATCCGTGATGACGTGCGTGATGAGGATGGTGAGGACATTGAGGCTCTCCGTAAGAGGATCTCAGAGGAGTTCGCTAAGAACCGCATCCGTGGCTCTGTCTCAGAAGTCCTTGTGAATGCTGCTGTATCGGGTACAGGTGTAGCCGAGGTGGTGACTGAGCAAATCGCAAGCAAACGTATGGGCACAGAGCCCACAATGGGTGGTCAACTGACTGCCTTTGGTGTGTACACCGAGAACAAGGTGGCTGTTACTCTACGCCCAGTACAAACCAAGAACTTCTACATTGACCCTGTTGCAACGACCGTAGATACCGCTCACGGCTGCGTGATTGACGAGTATGTCAGTGAACACATTGTACACCAACTACAGCGCGAGGGTGTCTATAAGGATGTCTTCGTAGGCACTGCTGCGCCTGACACAGACATCGAAGCTGACGAAGAACTTCCTGTGTTCGCTCAGTTGGGCAAGGTACGTATTCAGAAGTACTTTGGTCTTGTCCCCCGCTCATACATTGACATGGCTAACATGACCGATGAGGAGCTTGAGGACCACTACGCAGAACAACAGGCGGGCCAAGTGTCACAGGCAGACACAGGTGACCTCATCGAAGCAGTCGTAATCATCGCCAACGAAGGAACACTCCTGAAGGCTGAGGCATCTCCCTATATGATGGAGGATCGCCCTGTTGTGGCATTCCAATGGGACATTGTTCCTGGCTTGTTCTGGGGTCGTGGTATCGTAGAGAAGGGCTACAACTCTCAGAAGGCACTAGACGCAGAGATCCGTGCCCGTATTGACGCACTGGCTCTCACTGTACACCCAATGATGGGTATCGACGCCACCCGTATTCCCCGTGGCCATAAGCCTGAGGTACGCGCTGGTCGCAACATTCTCACCAATGGGTCACCCAAGGATGTGCTTATGCCATTCAAGTTGGGTGATGTGTCTCAGATTACGTTCGCTCAAGCGGGTGAACTACAGAACATGGTTCAGCAGTCTACAGGTGCCGTCGATGGTGCTGCTTGGGCTGGTGGTATGGGAAGCAACAACAAGACAGGGGCCACTTCGATGGCTCTTGGGGCTATCATTAAGCGCCAGAAGCGTACACTCGTAGCATTCCAAGAGAACTTCTGGATTCCCTTCGTAACCAAGGCCGCTTGGCGCTACATGCAGTTCGACCCTGAGAACTTCCCTGTTAAGGACTACAACTTCATTGCCTCCAGTTCCCTTGGGATCATGGCGCGTGAATACGAGGTAGCCCAGTTGACCCAGCTTCTCCAGACTACATCTGACAAGTCTCCCCTATATCCTGCCATTGTCACTTCGATTGTGGACAAGATGAACATTGAGAACCGTGAGCAGATGGTTAAAGCTCTGGAACAGGCCGCACAAGTCTCACCTGAGGAGCAGAAGCAGCAACAAGAGAAGCACATGCTTGATATGAAGCATAAAGAGGGCATCACTAAATACGCTCACGCTCAGGCTTACGAGTCACAGATGCGTGGTGAAAACTACAAGGCTGAAGCTGCGGCCAAGCCGATGGAACTCAAGATTCAGAAGTTGGAAGCCATTACGCGCAACCTGACTGCTGGTGACGGTGACGATAATGAATTCGAGAAGCGTTTGAAGATTGCTGATGTAGCCATCCGTGAACGTGCGGAGAACCGTGCTGACAAACAACTAGCAGAACAAACAGCGGCCCGTAAGGCCCTCTCAGGCAACAGCGAGTGACTGTTACACATGTAGACCTTCTTGCCCTAAAGAAGCAACTTGAGCAGACAATCCTAGATATCCTAGAGCAAAAGGATGGCCTAGAACTCCTCAAGGGTGACAAAGGAGACAAAGGAGACTCCATCAAGGGCGACAAAGGAGACCGTGGTCCTGCTGGTAAGTCCATCAAGGGTGACAAAGGAGACAAAGGAGACTCCATCAAGGGTGACAAGGGAGACTCCATCAAGGGTGACCCCGGTCTTCCTGGTAAG